CTGCCACAGCAGTGTTAACCGGAAGTGCATCGATTACATCAAATATCGGTGGCGGTTCTGTTACCAGCTTTAACATCATAGATGGCGGCAATGGATATCTATCAGCCCCTGCTGTAACAATTGCTGCACCGCCGTCTGATGGTGCAACAGTAACATCTGCTGTAACTAATGGTGTAGTGACAGGATTAACGCTTACACACGGTGGTTCGGGTTATACATCAACACCTGCGGTAACTGTAGCCGATCCTATTCATGTTAAGGCCACAGCATCCTGCAGGGTAGTAGCCGGATCGGTGTCGACTGTAACTATTTCGGGCGGCGGAGCAGGTTACGCTACTGTTCCATCTGTAACATTCCAAGCTCCGGGAGTTAGCGCCACTGGTGTAGCAGTAATTGCGAGCTCTGGACAAATAACTTCTGTGAATGTAGCTAATGCTGGATCGGGCTATATTAGCGCGCCGACAGTTACTGTTGATCCTCCAATTCATATTACCGCCACGGCAAATGCTATTGTTTCGGTTGCAGGCGGCATCATAATAGATATTGTGTTAATAAATAACGGTTCAGGTTATATCGCACCGCCAATTATTACAATTACGGACGGATTTAGTGGCGGAAATGGCGCAAAGGCTGTAGCAACGGTTAATAACGGAATTGTTACCTCTATAACGGTTGTCGACGGCGGCAGCGGATATTCCAACCCTAATATCAATATTGCTCCACCTACCGGTATTGCTGCAACAGCAGTTGCAATAATCACAGACGGAAAAGTCACTGACATTGATATTATTCAACCGGGGTCTGGATATTCTACTATTCCTGATGTTACAATTTCGCCACCAAGCGGCATTACAGCAACAGGAACAGCAACTATTGCTAATGGTAAAGTCACTGGCATTAATATTGTATTACCTGGCTCGGGATATGCATTTTCCCCGTCAATTACAATCGGAGATCCAACCGGCGTTGCAGCGACAGCAACCGCTACACTAACAGGTGGATCAGTAACCAGTGTAACGCTTAATACAGGCGGGTCGGGATATATTTCTGCACCTACCGTAACTGTTGCTGCACCGATTGGCGGAGTTGCTGCAACCGCAACTTCGACAATTCTTAACGGAACCATTACCGGAATTAATTTAATAAATCCTGGATCGGGTTATTCAATTCCTCCTGCAGTATCTATTGCACAGCCAGGCGGAGCAAATCCTATCCTATCTATACAAATTACCGATCCTGGTTACGGATATACAGAAACACCTCTTGTAACAATTTCGGGCGACGGTGTTGGAGCATCTGCAACAGCAGTGTTAACTAACGGGCAGGTTACCAGCATAACACTAGATAGTCCGGGGAATAACTATACCACGGCCACAGTCGAATTATCGGCGCCCCCAGAATCGGGCACTGGTGAAATTTTAAATATTGAAGTGACACAAGGCGGTGCTGGTTACACTTCGACACCATCCGTTGTTATATCGGACATCGGTGGATACGGATCTGGCGCGACCGCCGTAGCAACAGTAACAGACGGAGTTATTCAGACAATTGATGTTGTTAACCCTGGTTCGGGTTATGTATTCCCTATCGTTTCTGTAACACCACCGGGAACATTCCCCGGCGAAAACTATACCATAGGATTCAGCTATGCGTACTCGGACGACACCTATAACTATTATAACCTTGTTACCCTAGACGATAACCCAGTAACCGAAACAGACATTGCCAATTACGCAAACTTTACTAATTTGCTAATTTACAAGACAATGAGATGGAGAGAAACTCCAGTCGAACCGTTATTGCCTGTATATGTAGGACTCGGAGATAAAATCTGGGTCGATGATGTAAATGGTAAATGGACTGTATTTAATATTCAGGCTGACCCGGGCATCTGGGATATTAAGGGATGGGATCTGAAAGTTATAGATTTCTGGAGTCCTAACTACGGATGGGATGTTACAGGGCCGCTATATTTTAATCCATACAGGGTGCAAGAAAAATTAATCAATACTTCATTCTTTAAGAGTGCTAAGGTTTATGCTGCACTATCAAAGAATGAGCTTGTTCAGCTTCCTATCTACGATCCGTTCAAAGATATTCTGCCAGGTCCTGCAAGACAGAACATATCTTATATGGCTATGCAAGATCCTGCAAGGTATAATATTACTGGAAATCCAAGACTTTACAGCGAAAATATTAATTTCGGTGATGCTCAGGTTGGACAACTTTGGTGGGATCTATCTTCTACAAGATATGTTTACTATGAGCAACCTATTGCACTTGATGGTTCAGAAACAGAAGTCGACAATTTAGTTTACAGAAGAAATCGTTGGGGTCAACTATTCCCGGGAAGTACAGTGGCTATATATGAATGGGTAAAGAGCCCAGTACCGCCAGATGCTTATACAGGATCGGGTATACCAAGAGATGTGAATAATTATGTTATGCTTGTAACTTCGAATAGATTTACTAGTGCAACAGAAACTAATTATTATTTCTGGGTCCTAGGCTCTACAGACAAGCCTAATCTCGAAAACAGAACCCTTGCGTCAGTTGATGTTGCACGATTATTACAAACACCAAAGAGTCAGAATTTTGTATTCTTCTGCCCAATTCAGCAGACACTTACAAACAATTCTTATATGTTCTACAATGTACAGGAAATCTTATCTTACCAGGGCGACAATGTACAAGTTGAGTATAAGCTTTCTGCAAGAGACGATCAGGAACATGCTCAGTGGTCATTCTTTAGAGAAGGAGATCCTAGCTCAGTTGTAACCGACCAGTTCTGGAACAAGATGGTCGACAGCCTTTGCGGGTATACAAAAGTTCTTCCTGTATCTGACGAATATAGTAACGGCATTATTGTTGCCAAGGATTTACCGTGGGATATTTATGGGTGGGATATTGCTCTGTGGGATACCGCCACACCTACAACGACCCCGGTGTATGGAGAAATTTTACCAGTACCGGATCCAACATTAACTGAGTTTGAAAAGTACGGTATTCAATATCGTCCTCGCCAGGGCATGTTCCAGAAAATACATGCAGCTAGAAAAATATTTGTTCAATCAGCTAATAGCTTACTGAAACATATTCAAATTCGCGACGATGATCCAAGTTGGAATGCTAATGTCTCAACTGATGTCTATTGGGAATATACAAATTGGTATGCTATAGGATTTGAAGATGCTGTACCTACAGATGTGTATCAAACACTTTCAGATGCTAATGTTGCACTTGTTAATGGCGATCTGCAGAAGGACGATATTGTTCAGGTAATCAATGGAACAGTAGACGGAAGATTTATTCTGTATAATGTGGTTCAGTTGAATCCTAATGTTTCTACACTGAGCTTAGAAGAAGTAGGGGTTGAAAAATCAGCTATCAAATTACTAGATACAATATACACATCCGAAAATCTTTACGGATTGGCAACAGAATTGAGAGAGTTGTTAAACGCATTCAGAACAAAGGTTATGATTAACAACTACAAGGTTGACCAAAACGAATTGTTCTTCTCGTTGGTTAATTATGTTCTTAGCGAGCAGAAAAATCCAGACTGGGTATTTAAGTCGTCTTACATCTACATTAAGGAAAATAATTTGCCGCTTAACCAGGCACAGCTATATATTCCTAATCAGATTGACAATATTATCAAATACATTATTGATGCAAAACCATATCATACACAGATTAGAGATTACACAAGTACATATCTCACATCTGATGTGGCTGCAGGAGCAGCAATCGATTCTTATAAGATAAGCACTGTAATCAAGTTCGGCCCAGAAAACTACTTGCCGTGGGATAACTTTGCATGGGATAATCCACCGTGGGATGTTTACCTACCGGGCCCATGGCCGGTCCCATCATACATTCTTAATGCCGAAACATTTGCTGATAACATAGATCAGTTTGTTTCTCGTGAAGATGTATACACTGTTCCATTAACTACTTTTGATGCTGGCAAGGTTGGATTATCGCAGTTGTATCCGTACACATTTGATTTCGATAGTATTAATTTAAACAATCCGCAAAATGTGATTACTCCGTATAATATTGTCGGAGTTCAAATCGGAACAACAGTTCTAATCTACGGCCAGGATTATTTTGTAGAAGATAACGGCAACGGAACATTTACTGCCTACTTCTTTAACGATCCGGGTTCATCACCTGTACCGGTAGCACTTGTCTGGTTTGATGGCGGAGTGTTACAAAATATTCAGTTCAACACAAATAGATATGAAGTTGCACAGGGATATCCTACAGCAGATTTAGTTGTGAATGTTGATACTCAATTGCCTGTAAATGATGTTAGTGGAATTAATTTAGTTCCTGTTCCTTTCGCAGTTCAGCCAACAGTAGCACCTTTAGTTGGGTGGGGCGATACATGGGAAGCAATCAGCGACCCTGTAATTTCACAGGCGTTAATTGACGCAGGCGGAACAACCGAAGTGCTGTGGGATATTCCTACAAATCCTATTATGTTGGCTAACACAATTAGCTTTAAGGAAAATACAAATGTTAAGGACGGCGCTAACTTCTACAGAAATGCAGATGAGTTTAGAGCAACACTTGCGGTAACATTACCTGCACCAACATCGTTAGACGAAAATATTGATGTGATTGTTGTAACATCGTTAACAGATATTCTACCTACCCCGTCGTTAGTGCCGGGAGTTATTTGGATAAATGGCGAGCGCATTGAATACAAAATGAAAACTCTTGTAGCTCTTAACACATGGGAACTTCGTTTAGTAAGACGCGGAACAATGGGAACAGCACCTACAGAACATGTTGCACTAAGTTATATCTTTGTTGAAAGAGGTAATATAATGCCAGCAGGATCTGATGTTGAAGTTTGGAATGCAGTTTCGTTACCGGCAAGTCCAGATTTGTCAACGGAAACTTCCCCGGGTGAATTTACAAGCATTACTTCAGTACCTATGGGCGGATTATGGTATGCTGATACACCTGAAGCTAACTTCCTGAAGCAAGCCCAGGGTAAGAGTATACCTTGATAAATACATAGAGAATTATCATGATAAATAAAGAAAACGATAACAAAGAAGCAAAACCCGAACCTAAGAAAGATGAGGGTTTTGTTGACACTGCATACATGGATGTTCAGTGCCATATTCTAATTAAAGATAAAGATACCGGAAAAGTTCTGGTGAATAAGAGGGGTTGAGATGCAAGATTTTTTTCGTGCTTCTATACAGGGCTTTGTTAAAATCATCGACAAAGATACTAAAGAAGTCCTAGTAGATACACATAACGATGTTCTATATGGAAACATGTCGGCAGCGTTAGCCCATGCTCTTATTGGAAACTCAAACAGTTTCTTGTATTATATGGCGTTCGGTAACGGCGGTGCATACATTGGACCAACAGGAACAATTTCATACAAGCCGTCTCTTGGCGGCCCAGGAAGTCTTATTAAGAATCCTACCGCTAATTTATATAATACAGTTTATGTAAAAAAGCTTTCTAACGATTCAACTGATATTCCGAGTTACGATCAGTTGTGCAGGGCGTATATTCCTGCAGAAAACTATGCAACTAACTACGAAGATATTATTGTCGATGTAACCATCGGATATAGTGAGCCGCCAATTGGTATCACAGCAGCAACAACAATTCAGCAACTTGTACTAGATAATTCAACATTTGTAGGAACAAGTGCGTCGAGCCAGCCTACTAATTTTGATCCTAATACTTTAGTATTCAATGAAATTGGATTGTTTGCAGGATCTAATAATCTCTTCACCGGCGGCTTTACACAGAACACAACTGAAATTTCAGATTTCATTACACAGACTCCCAACTTTTCAAATACAGCAGGTTCTAAATCAAAACTCATGCTTACTCATGTTATTTTCCACCCAATCCAGAAGTCTGCTAATAGATCGCTCGAAATTATCTATACACTCAGAATTCAAATGGGCGCAAGTTGATAAATAACAAAACTAAGGAATTTTAAGTATATGGCATACAACATTTACAAGGCTGACGGAACTGCTGTAACAGTACCAGACAACGCCATCGACACGCAGTTCTATAATCCTACTGCTAACGGTGCCGGTAAAGGTATCGGTACACAATTAATCGGTCGAAACGCAATTGATTACGGCGCTCCCGTAGCACAAACATTCTTACAGTTGACTGAAAATTTCTGCGGTACTGTTCTTCCTAGCGATACTACAGCACTACAGGGGCAATTGTGGTTCAACAAGACCTCAGCATCTGATGGTGTTCTTTATGTAAGAAACAGCGGCGCAACATCAGGAAACCTTGCCAACTGGCAGAACGTAGTCACTGTAAATTCAAATGAAACAGGCGGCACGCCAGTTATCAATCCAGTCGGTACTCCGAAGGACGGTGATATTAGAATTGTAGGCTCTGTGATTTCAATCTACGCAGCAGGTGCATGGCGTCAAATCTTCCCAGCAATTTATTCTTAATTAGTTTGGGAGATTAAAACATGACTTATGTTACCGGCGGACCAATTCAGGCACTAGATTATAATACCTTTGCTACCCTAACAGGTGGTATGAATGAGGTGTTCGCCGATATGCACTCGGGTGCAACTACTTTACCTAACGCAGGATTTGGGTATGGTCAGTTACCTGCTCTTGTTTCAGTAGCAGCAGGTGATGCTGTTGCGGCAAGTGAATGGGCAAATCTTTTCGATACGATGAGAACCGTTGGGACACACCAAGGCACAACTGTTGTTCCACCACTACCTGTATCAGATCCGATTATCGGCGATATAATTGCAGCATACAACACTCCTTCGACTCTTACCGCACTTGCAGCACTCTTGCAAACGAATAGATTTAACCTTGCAGCAGGGCAATCTACTATTGTTACAGGTTCGAATTTTACTCAACCGGCAGGTGCCAAACCCTGGACAACTTCGTTAACTTTCACTTATCAGGTAGATTTTGGTAGCTGGAATAATGCAAGATATTTCTTCAACTCGGGAGGAAGCTTAAACCTAAACGGTTCGTATTCTCCTATTGTTACTCCAGAAGATACCCAGTGGGCAGCAATGCTTACAGCAATGAGTCCATTGGTGTTCAACTATGCATCTACAACACCAAATACTGGTGCCGGCGGAACAAGTTTGGGATTCTACAATCTAACAACATCTTACCAAACACTATATCAACAAGCATACGGTGGCGGTGGATACTACACAGCAAGCTATGTGCAACTTGAAGGCAAACTTTCTGCAGCAGCAGGAACAAATGGTCTTGTTGACTTTAGAGTAAAACTTGTAGATGCTGATGCTTCTCCAAACTCGAAAACTACTACAACAGTATATCACATCGACAACAAGAAATCCTCGGGCCTTGTCACATATCCGGGTCCTGCAGTGGTTGTTTCGTCTGTCGGTGCTAACTCGGGATTTACAGCAGTCTAAGTTCCGCTCAAAACAAAAAACCTCCGTTAAAGCTACTGATAAATAGCGTAACGGAGGTTTTTCATGGAAGAACGACTAGAACAAGCCCTTGCCTTTGCTAACTACAGGCAGACCCTAAACAACCAACTACAGAAATTAAAGATTCGCACAGAAGGTATGCTCCTGTTCGCTAAAAACGGCGGAAGCTTTACTATTAATCGTGAACTAATCTGTTTCTTGGATTACCTGAACAAGAACGAAACCACATCTGCAACATTGTTAGATGATAACAATGTACCTGTGCTAATTTCGGATGTTGACGCATTTCTTAAGGAAATTACAAGAAGGTATCACGAAGTTACAAGTGACTACCTGAAAGAATTCCAGGAAATCAGAAAAGCAAGAAATGTAAAATCTATCCTAGACATTAAGGAAGAATAATGAGTCGCGGCGTATTAATGTATGCTCATAACAACAGCGAAATTGATTACTTGAAAATTGCATGCGCTAATGCCCTCCTTGTTCAAAAGAATCTTGGCGTCCCTGTTGCACTGGTTACCGATGAAGGAACCCTCAGTTGGGGTAAAAAGGCATTAGGCGAAGATTTTATTAATTCTTGTTTTGATCATATTATTAATGTGAGTCGAGACTACCTGTTTAGCAATTCTAGAAATTTTAGCGACACATCATTTTCTACAAAGTCGTTGCAATTCTATAATTGCAATCACTGGGAAGCATACGAACTATCACCGTTTGACGAAACATTGTTTATTGATTGCGATTATCTTATAATGAGTTCTGCCCTTAACAATTGTTGGGGTAGCGAAAACGAAGTTATGATAGATAGTAGAATCTATACACCGGGTGAAGATAAGAAACCATATACAAAGTTTGTTGATGACTTTGGAATCAAGCTATACTGGGCAACTGTAATCTATTTTAAGAAGACAGATTTTGCAAAATTTCTATTCTCTACAGTCAGGCATATTCAAGAGAACTATCAATACTATAAAGAACTTTATGTGTTCTCAAATGGAATGTTTAGAAACGACAATGCATTTAGCGTAGCAATTCATACACTAAATGGATTTACAGGAACGACTGATTCGGTTGTTGGCAACCTACCCATTCCCGGATTATTAATGTCGTGGGATACAGACGATATTCACAGTATTCCTGCGGTAAATGATATTGTGTTGTATTCCGAAAAGAAGACAGAAAAGGGAAAGTATATTCTATCTCGAATTAAAAATATTGATGTTCATGTTATGAACAAGTGGGCAATTAATAGGTATGCTGACCGATTAATTGAATTGTACAAAAAGGAAACACTGTGACCAGAGGTTATCTAATTCTATCTCAGAATACAAAGAGAGATGATTATAACAGGCTTGCCTACGGACTGGCACTCAGTATAAAGAACAGTCAGAGCAAGGTAACCAGCGTTTGTTTAGCGACAGATACTGACACTATGCCGGGAAACTATTACGAAGTATTCGATCATGTTGCACCTATTCCGTGGATTGATCATGCTGCCCTATCGAAGTGGAAAATTGAAAACAAATGGAAATATTACTATATGTCCCCATTTGACGAAACAGTTATCCTTGATGCTGATATGATGTTTCCGGAAGATATAAGTCATTGGTGGGATGTTCTTTCCAAGAAAGATATTTGGATTACAGATAAGCCACGAACATATAAGGGCGATGTAATCACCTCAACTAAGTATAGGCCTGCATTTGCTTCTAACAATTTACCTAATGTTTATACTGCATTCATGTACTTCAAGAAGTCCGATTTAGCCGTTGAATTATTTAAGCTTGTAGAATATATTTTCAATAATTGGGAAAGATTCTTTTATAACTACCTTGACGAGAACAGGCCCAAGCATCTTTCGGGCGATGTTGCATATGCACTAGCAATTAAAATTCTTGGTATCGAAAATGAATGTTTTGGTAACATATCTGATTTGCCAACATTTGTTCATATGAAATCACATCTGCAAGGAATCAGGGAAGAATTAATTTCAGAAGACTGGACAAAAAACATTCCAACTTATTTTTCGGAAGACGGAAGATTTAAGATTGGTAGCTATCAACAAACATTACCATTTCACTACAATGTAAAGCATTGGTTGACCGATGAAATGATAGCATTGTTAGAGAAGCGAGTAGGAGTATAATATGGCAGCATTGATTTTAATGTATCTCTATTACGATAAGAATGGCGACATTAAGGCCGTCACTCCTACTGCTGATCAAGGATTGGCAAACGAATTCAACACAGCTATGTTTCCGTTAAGCGATGTAGAACCTTTCTTATTGGGACAGAAAAATCCCTTTGATTTTACCATCAAGAAAGTCAAAAGAATTGGTGGTGAATCTTTCAGGATTATCAAGAAAGAAACACATATCAATGTTACTAGAACACTTGACAACTATCTAACAAAGGTCAGTGAAGACACAAACGAAATTCCTATCCTAAAAATTGTAGCCGATCAAGAAGCGCATAGTATTGCACTTTCGCTCGACCCGGCATATAAAGAACTGCTAAAGAATGGTATCGACGAGGAGCAGGAGGATGTAGAAGCGTTTATGAATCATGGCATTTCTATGCTGTATTTTACTCGTCGAAATGATCCGTACACCCTGCTATTCACACTACCTTTTGTACCTAAGGCATTGTTTGATGAGGCTCGTGTTTATTTTCCGTTCCCGACATACATTGACTTCTCTTATTCTAGCGTGTATACTAGAAAAATATTGAGTAGTTACGGATATAGAGTAAGAGGAGTCAAGAATGTCTTTTAAGTCAATGCACGAATTTGATGTTGTCTTTATTAGTTTCGATGAGGATAATTGCGAAGAGAATTGGGCAGACCTGCAAAGTAAGGTGCCCTGGGCACAGCGGGTACACGGAGTCAAGGGCTCCGATGCTGCACACAAGGCCGCTGCAAACCTATCGACCACCGATAGGTTTATTTCTATTGACGCCGACAACATCGTTGATCCTTCTTTCTTTGATCTCGAACTTGACTTTGACAATCCTAAATTGCAGGGCAAAGCAGTAAGCTGGGCTGCGCAGAATTACATCAACGGACTCGAATATGGCAATGGCGGGCTAAAATGCTGGCCAAAACAGTATGTGTTAGATATGCGAACACATGAGCATGCCGACACAGACGACCAGCGAAATCAAGTAGATTTCTGCTGGGAAGACTCCTATGTTCAGATGACTAACCAATACAGCGTAACTTATCCCAATGGAAGCCCGCGCCAAGCGTTTCGTGCAGGTTTTCGCGAAGGTGTAAAGATGTCTCTAGTTCAGGGTGGCAAACCCGATGTAGACAACTTTAAGAAAGTTATTTGGTGGGGAAACTATAAGCGCCTTATTACTTGGTGTTCAGTGGGTGCCGATGTTGAAAACGGTCTCTGGGCAATGTACGGCGCCCGCTTAGGCTGCTACATGACCAATCTAACCGATTGGGACTACATCAATGTTCGCGACTTTGAGTACCTCAACGACTTATTCGAAAAACAAGTTAAACCTATGTTTGAAGTAGGAGACTTTCATGAAATAGATCGTAACACAGAAAAGTGTTACAAGACAAATTACACATGGGACAAGGATTTACTCAATCACGAAATTCTTGTTCTGGGAGAAAAACTCCGTAAGGGGTTTGGCCTTGAGATTGCTGAACTCGATGAAAATCAAAGCAAGTTCTATAAGGCTGCATATGTGAATGTTCCGCGCATGAACAAGATGTTTACGGAAGAAGAACTTAACCAACTAAGGAAACTTAATAAGTGATTGATTCAAAATTCATTATTACCTATACAAATGCGCTATACTCCACTCCGGCAGAACTTGCGCCAAGGTACGATGAATTTAGAGACATGTTCAGTTCAGGTCAAATTCGCAGTAAGGAATGGATCTTAACAGAAGTAGCTAAGATAGATCCCGAACTTAAGAATATGAAAATTGCAATCGCCGGGGCATGGTTTGGAACTCTGGGTATGATGTTGAAATGGAAATTTCCCGCAGTAAGGGTTACAATGCTAGACATTGATCCTAGATGTGAAAAGTTTATCCATAATATGATTTATGATAACCCTGCAATGCAGGCCATTACCGAAGACATGTATAAACATCATTACACAGAAGATATTATTATCAATACAAGTTGTGAACACATTCCTGATGTAAGGGAATGGATTTCGTGCATTCCTATGGGACGAACTGTTATACTACAGTCTAATAATTATACCAAGGGAAACGGACACATAAACTGTGTAGACTCCGCTGAAGAATTTGTCAAACAAGTCGACTTGCCCGAAGTTCTCTATTCGGGCAAATTAGAAATGCCGATGTATACTAGGTACATGGTCATAGGAATAACATGAGTAACGATAAGTCGCTATATACAATTCGTGTTTTAAAAGCAGGTGAAAGAAATGCAGAAATTTCGCCCACCTTCTGTTTAGCAAAATGGAAAAATGTATCTATGAATTTAACCTCTGGGTTTACTCATAGTTGCTATCATCCACCGGAACACAAGATTCCGTTAGAAGAACTAGCAGAAAATCCTACAGCACTCCATAATACAAAAGAGAAGAAAGCAGAGCGTGCAAAGATGATTGCGGGCGAAAGACCTGCGGGCTGTTCTTATTGTTGGAATATCGAAGACTCGCCGGGCGGACATCTATCTGACAGATATTATCGTTCAGCCGATATTATGGATGATGCAAGCTACGAAGAAATTAAAACCAATCCAGATCCGGCAAACTTTAATGTTATGCCGTCGTATGTTGAGGTAAACTTCAGTAGTGTATGCAACTTTAAATGTTCATATTGCTCGCCGCATTTGTCCAATTCATGGCAAAAAGAAATCGAAGAATACGGACCTTATCCAACTACAGTCCCGCACAACTCTGTCGACTATTTCAAGCAGGTAGGTATGATGCCTATCCCTGTTCGTGAAGAAAATCCTTATGTAGATACCTTTTGGAAATTATGGCCGGACTGGTATCCACAAATCAAACACTTCCGTATGACAGGTGGCGAACCTCTAATGGACAAGAATACATATCGTGTTCTTGATTACATTATCGAAAATCCTAAAGGCGATTTGAATCTTGCTCTGACAACCAATTTCTGCCCAGATCCACGGATGATGAATAAGTTTAACGAGAAGATTCAGACTATTGTCGACAATCAATCACTTGGACATATCGCACTTTATATTTCGTGCGATGCGTATGGTAAGAAGGCTGAATACATTCGCAACGGTATGGACTTTGAATACCTAATGGATAATGTCGATAAGTATTTAGAGAAGTTTAGCCAGAAGAGCACAGTTACATTCATTGTTACGGTGAACGCATTGAGTATCACTTCTCTCCGCCAATTAATTGAAGATTTTATTCTAAAGATGGGAAAGAAACACAATAATGATCGTTACCATATTTCCTTTGATTTACCAATGCTACGCTTTCCTAATTGGCAAACTATCCAAATTCTGCCGGAAAGATACAGAGATATCTTAGAGGCAGATATTGAATATTTCAAGGCCCGGGTATCGACAGACTTTTCAAGCATTCAAGATTTTCAGGTAGCAAAGCTAGAAAGATTATTGTCATGGATGAAGCAGGGCGACGAATTGTCTCCCGAAAGAATTAAGAGAGATCGTGCAGACTTCTATAAGTTTTTCGACGAGCACGACTTTAGAAGAGAAACAAACTTTTTAGAAACTTTCCCGGAGATGGAAGATTTCTGGACATTATGTAGGAACGCAGCGAATGACAATTAAGGCAATTTATGTAACAGGTGATTCTTTTTCTTTCGGGCAGGAGCTCGGAGGATCAGATGTCGAACCTAAGGATTTTTATACCTGCACTGATTATATGAGAGATAATTCGTATACAGGTATTATTGCTAAGACATGGGGTATTGAAAATGTAATAAACAAATCATTACCCGGCGGTTCTAATGATAGAGCATTCAGAATGATTACAACTGATCTTCCTACATATTTCGGCGATTATAAGCCAGAAGAAATATATGTGTTCATTAGTTTAACTCATTCGACACGAAGAGAGTTTTATGATAACGAACATAAGCACTGGGAAGCATTGATTAGTAATTTTGAACCCGATCCTAAGTTTTCATATAAATCTCAGAGGGAATTTTGGAAGCTTTATACAGCATACTATAACAGTGCGTATGAAAGTACCACCAGGTTCCTAAGTCAGGTATTGGGCATGCAGCAATTTCTAAAGAGTCTGGGAATAAGCTATATGATGTCCGACTCCATGCACCACGATGAAGATTTTTGGAACGAATATAAAAAGATCCATACCAATGTTCTATACATGATAGATACCGATCGTTATTATAGAAACGAACCCTTCAACTCATATGTTGGTCGAAAAAAGTTGCCAATTGGAAAATTTCTTCATCCACTTGAAGAAGGGCACAAGGCATGGGCCGAACATCTTATGGGAGTTATTTACGAAAGAGGAAATAACCCTAAATGAAGAAAACCGCATTATGCATTTACACCGACGATCCTTCCTATAAGGCGCCGGATAATATATTGCCTAATGGAGACGATTATGAATTGTTTACTGATTATAACTCAAATCTGTTCATTGCATTAAGAAATGTATCTGTAAAAAAACGGTTCTTTGAACTTAAGAATAACGAAGAATTTGATATGTGTATTGCGTTTGATCCTCGCAGAGCAGACATAAATGATCTAAATATATCTACTGTAAAACATAATACAATCCATTATGCTTATGGATCATTTAACAGAGGAAAGTTTGTAGTTGCTGCAAATCCTTCTTTGTTTTATTCAGGTACTGTTGAATTTAATCGCGCATGTGAATTTATTGACAATTTCACAAATATAAATGATCCATCGGTCGATACTGTGTTTGAAAGATTTATATTTCATATCAGGTCACTCTACCTTAAGGACGAATGTTTTAATTATGAAAATAGCAGTTTGTTTATCAGGCCAACCTAGATCAATTCAGCATGCGGCTGAATCTATTCTACATTTCTTTACTAGCCCAGAGTACGAGGTTGACTTTTTCTGCCATGCTTGGGACTATAATACATGGAAATTAAAAGAAGAAACAACTGTTTTCTTTGGAAAATATGAGCCTGTAGATGTCGCATGGCTCGAATCGCAATTGGTTCGATTTAATCCAAAGAAATATTTTATTAGTCCATACAGTACCATATTCCCGAAATACGAATATCTTTCCTGGGGATCTTTATTCTATTCAATGGCATATGCCAATATGCTAAAACTAGAATACGAAACAGAAAATAATTTCAAATACGATTATGTTGTGAAATCAAGATACGATGTTGTATTTGATCCCGATCGTAATTTCGTGCCTGCACATGATATGTTAGAAAGGCATTTGTATTTTTCGCATGCGGGAAGAATGAGATATAGGTACAATTATATAAACGCAAGCGATCCATTCTTCTATGGGGATTCATGGGGCATGGATATTATTGCGGATTCCTATTTCTGCACCAAAGCAGAATATCTTAATCCGCACAATCATAGGCAGGATCAATTATTGTTTCATGATCCGGGCACATTTATATCATTAATGGCTAGACGATTTAATGTGATGATTGGGGTTGATAAATTCAATCCATGTGATACTATATTTCGCAAAGAGGCAATGAATTTAAATTGCATGACACAGTTTTCTGAAATTCAGAAAATACATTCGTCGTACTATGATAATGTCTAATATCACACACCTGTATGCGGTAGGAGATTCCTTTGTCTTTGGGCAAGGATTACCTGGCTGCCAGATAATAGAGACAGGCCTTACTCCGTTTAACGACCAGCTTAAGAATACTGTCTACTCAGGACTAATTGCTAAAAGATTAGGAATAGAAAATTATATAAATGCAGCTATGCCCGGCTCATCTAATAATCGTTCTGTAAGGCGTGTTCTTATGGATATCTCTAATCTAATAGACGAGGGAGTTGATCCATCAAATATATTTGTTATGATAGGTATCACACATTCGGCAAGAATTGAAGTGTTTTCTCCTAAGGCAAATAGCTATGTCCAATTGATTAATAATTCTCCGCCATTTAAAACCAACAAAGAATTATATTCTTATTGGGAAACATATGTTACATATTTCGATAGTATCGTGGAGAATGTAGACAGATACATCGTTCATGTTCTAACAATGCAGCAGTTCTTAGAGAAAAACAAGATAAAATATCTTATGACAGACTCCATGACAGAGTCCGTAGCATTCTATGATTATTTGAAGAATCGCAGAAAAACATTATACTCCCACATAAATAAAAAGCATTACCCAGAAGGTATGTCGTTTAGCAGGTGGGCATTTGATAAAGGGTTTCCACCCACAGAATGTTTTCATGTAAATGCCGAAGGGCATGCTGCTTGGGCGGATCACCTTCTAGAATATATAGATAAAGAAAACTTATTGGAGTTATAATGTTCAGCAATCTTTGGTTTAAAATTAAGACATGGTTTATTCTTCGCAAGAAACTAAAAGCAAATAAGAAAAGAGATCCGTTTATCTACAAATGATTAAGTTAATAATTTTCGATGTCGACGGGGTGCTGGTGGATACAGAATCTATCCACCGCGAATCTCTGCTGGATGCAGTAAAATATATAACTCATTTACCGGAAAGTAAGTTTTCACATCTTATCAATATAGATGGAAAAACTACAAAACATAAATTAGAACTCCTAAAGAATCATTTAAATCTTACTGATTTACAGGTGTCTCTTATCGACGATAAGAAACAACAAAATGTAATTAGACATTTCTATCGTCCGCTAGTGTCAAGTCCCGACCAATACGGTATGTTTGAAGGGCTGAAGGATGATTATAAACTTGCAGTAGCAAGCAATTCAAGAAAAGAAAATGTTCTTCGTATTTTAAATGTGCTTGGCATTACACATTACTTTCCTACTATACTGTCCAACGACGATGTAGAAAAGCATAAGCCCGATCCAGAAATTTTCCTTACTGTTATGAAAATGGAAGAGGTTGAGCCTAACGAAACTCTTATACTCGAGGACTCTGAGGCAGGTAAATATGCTGCTATAACTTCCGGTGCTCATGTGCTGCCAGTCGGCGCATTGTCTGAAGTAACACTCGAGAACATTCAAAATGAAATACGAAAAATTAATACCAACAATCGTAGTCCCAATGGCGGGACTGGGAACTAGGTTTTCAAAAGCAGGTTACAAAGATATAAAGCCGATGATCCCGATCTTCGGCAAACCTATGATCGAGCATGTAGTCGAAAGCGTAGGCTTACAAGGTAACTGGGTATTCATTGTCAAAAAGGACATCGCGACGATTATAATCTCGATGCATATCTAAACAAACTGCGCCCGGGATGTAAGATTATCGACACCGGCGGCGGAGTTACTGAGGGTGCTGCATGTTCTGTTCTCCTTGCTAAGGAGCATATTGATAACGACGCCCCTCTTGTTGTTATTAACTCTGATAATATTATTGACTGGGATGTCGATCTATATCATCAATATATGATGAGTGATGCACTTGTTGATGGATTGATTTTGTGTTTCAATGATACAGATCCAAGATGGAGTTTTGCTAAACTCGATGCTGACGGAAAGTATGTGGCCGAAGTTGCAGAAAAGAAACCAATTTCAAATTTTGCAACAGCAGGTATGTACATCTGGAAACAAGGTAAACAATTTGTAGCTGCTGCCGAAAGAATGATTGAAAAGAATATTCGTGTAAACAACGAATTTTATCTTTGCCCTGTTTATAATGAAAACATTGCAGAAGGTCAGCGCATTATCGTGGGAATGGTAAATGCGATGCATGGGGTGGGCACGCCCGAAGAACTTGAAAGGTATATCAGCAGATGAAAACTATTTGGGGTATCAGCGCATTAAATCACGATGCATCTATTACAGTTGTTCGTGATAATGAAATCCTTTTTGCTGGTCACGCCGAACGATATTCTCGCATTAAGAATGATCATAAACTAAATGGTGCGCTCATTTATGATGCATCAAGATTTGGATTACCCGACGAGATTGTATGGTTTGAAAAGCCATACACAAAGAAGATGCGACAAGCATGGGCCGGCCAGTGGGGCGAAGTTCTAAGTCAGACACCTAAGTCCTATTTGAAATCTATCGGGCTAGGCAATGTTCCTGTTTCATATATCCCGCACCATATGTCTCACGCTGCTGCAGGATACTATACATCTCCGTTTGACGATGCGGTTGTTATTGTAGTCGATGCCATCGGGGAATGGGATACCATTTCAATCTGGAAAGGCAACGGAAACACTTTAACTAAGATTCGTTCTACTGAATACCCAAACTCGTTAGGGCTCCTATATTCTGCTGTTACACAGAGAATTGAACTAAAGCCTAACGAAGAAGAATACATTCTTATGGGTATGGCTGCGTACGGAAAGCCACACTTCTATGAAGATATGAAGAATGACTTCATCGAAGATATGTCAGGTCCCGACTTCATCCTTAAAGAAAATGTTCACCGTGGCATCAGATGGTGGAAGCCAGAATATACCACAGAGCATAGGTATATGGACATGGCTGCCAGCATTCAGCAAATAGCCGAAGAGTTTATGGTCAACATTGCTACATGGGCAAAGAAAGAAACAGGATGTAAGAATCTTGTCTTAATGGGCGGTGTAGCATTAAACTGTGTAGCCAATGAAAAGATTGCTCGTCTAAATATCTTTGACGACATTTGGATCATGCCAAATCCGGGCGATGCGGGAAGCTCATTGGGTTGTGTCGCTGCATATACACAAGAAAAGTTAGTATGGAAAGGTCCGTATCTCGGAACAAACATTACCCGACCGTTTGACCCTAAGGGTGTTGCCGATGTACTAATTGAGCAGAAGATTTTAGGTGTTGCTACCGGTAGAGCAGAGTTCGGTCCACGAGCACTAGGCAATAGATCTCTGCTTGCAGATCCACGCGGAAATGGTATAAAAGCAAAGGTAAACAGCATCAAAAAGCGTCAGCAGTTCAGACCCTTCGCACCTATTGTGCTGGAGCAATTTGCTAATGATTACTTTGATATGCCTGTAAAGACATCTCCGTATATGCAGTTTACCGCACCTTGCAAACGACCTGACCTGTTCCCTGCTATTTGTCATGTCGACGGCAGTTCAAGAGTTCAGACGCTGAATAGAGAACAGAATCCTGTAATCTACGACATGATTGAGAGTTTTTATAATAAGACAGGATGTCCTATTGTGCTTAACACAAGCCTGAATATAAAAGGCGAACCTTTGGTAGACACATGGGAAGATGCTGCTCGCTTCCGCAAGAAGCACAATGTATCTATGTTCTAATCAACTCAAAGTTATCAGAACAAACACCGAGCGGCACTATTTGGCCGCTTTTTATCTTGTAGCAAATATCGAGACTATTGTCCGGCATCACCATAATACCGTCGTATGTAATAACACCGGAGTATGCCCATTTGATTCCTTTACTTGTGAAAGTAAATTCGTCCTTATCGTGCCAAAACACATGGACATTAGGATCACGAAATAACATTACATAAGCAGGTAAATTCTTGGCGTGTACCCACATACACGATTGCTCCATAAACGATAAAGGAATTTCTTCACCCGGTCCATCGTGGCCTAGATAATATTTTCCGTCGTTATACCAAACATCAATTTCTACATCGTACCCGGCCATTACAGCCTCCATGATGTAATCTTTTGTGTTCTCTTTAAGGACATCTCTGCCCTTATAGTTTCCTCTATGTGCAATCAGGATCATTGTAGTTAAACCCACTATAGTTAAATTTCTCTTTATATCTTTCTTCCCACCATACGCCCGATAGTTCGTGTACCTTACGAAAACTTGTTTGATCTTCGTGCGATAACATTCGTGCGTTGGGGCGAACTATGCCGTGCTTATGGCAGAAGTCATCGGACATGGCTTCTGTAAACCCAAAAAAGTAATCTCGAAAAACTTTGTGTATGTCACCTTTTCCAGGTTCGAAATGTACACCAAAGTTGTAATGGCGAAAGCGTGTCGCATGTACAATAGGAAAGATTATCATTGAATCTCCCGAGCCTGTAGGGCCGTACCCGTCGATAATGCATACCTTCTTTTCGAGCGCCCTCTCAAATTCTTTAATAAAATATTCGCCTGGCGCAAATGTAAAGAAGTCGGGCCGAACATTGACTATGAGATCGTAATCTATATTAGAATTGAAAATTGCATCTAGTCCCATTTTTACTCTATAAATCATTTTCATATTTCTATGTAATGGTGCCTCTATGGGAGGGTCAGTAATAATGGATTTTGGATTCAATGATTGCATTAGAGCAACATCAACGGGCTCTATATCAAATCCATCTCTTGTAAATTCTATTTTCGAATTTGACCAAACAGAAAAATAGATGTCTACATTATCCCAATGTAGAAATGGCCAAAACTTATGTGCAATAGCAAATTCTCTAAACTCGCCACTAATCAATAAAGCAATTTTCATGCCTGTATTTACCGACGCATCTTTGCTACATCTTCGGCAGCCTGTTTATTGAATATAGGTTGAAGGCAACTCTTGTGCATTACCGCGATGCCGATGATGTTTTCGCCCGTATAAGTCGGCGACGGTTTGGACGAGACGGGGCCTGTAATCCATTCCATCTTCCTATTTGTATTCTGTACATTCGGGTTGTTGGTATCAGCCTGCTGAGGGCAACCAACTCCTTTATCCTGTCTGGGAACGGCCGCCTTATTCGCTGGTTCATGCTGCGTTTTCTTTTTCTTGTCTTTGCTGCGCCCATGAACGAAATCCGTGTATTGTTCTAAAGTTTCTTTAGGAAATCCCATCTGCTTTAGGCGTTGATTTCTCTCACGCCAACCGCGTTCTAACTCTTCCTGTTGTGCTTTGGTTACTTTTTCTTTACGCTTCTTTGTCGAGGTCGTAGTAAGATAAGGACCAACGATATGCATGCTCATAGTCTAAATCTTTTTAGAAACTTTTGTGCTTGTCCAAGATCTTCGACATCGTCATTGAGCATAGCAGACCTTGCTGACAGTTCTTCTTTATATGCGTCCATTAACTCAGATGCATATTCGATATCGTCGGCATCTACAGTATCATACCACTCCTGTAGTGTATCCGGGTCGGCATTCAATAAAAATTGTAGATTTAGTCTATCATAATCATCCATTGCCTAACCTTTGTCCATATGTCCTGATAGCATTGGCTGCACCGTAGCAACCCGCACCTTCATTGTGTTCGCCTGTATAAACCCTGGCTTGCTCTTCGGCAACCTTTGCACATTGCTCAACAATGGAGTCAAAGAAATTCATAAGGCATAATTCTGTTGCCTCAATACCCTTAGGAGTAAATCCTGCATCTTCAGCTAATGCAACCAGTGCATCCCATTTATTTTTCATGTATATTTGATGAGGGGATACCTCATCCCTTTTATAACGAATCTTCATCGTCAACCTCGTCGATAAAATCGATAGTATCTTCGGTAAAGCTTTCCGGATACTGTTCCATAAACTCTTTAATCCCATGCATTATAGCTACCAGCTCTCGCTTGGTAGGATACAATCTCTTATCGGTGCTTTGTAACTCAATGAACGGAGTATTCGCTGCCGCCCATTTGATTCTTAGCAATTCGTTAAACACGCTTCATCCTTGCAAACATTTTCAGCAATGCTTCGGCATTACCCTTGGCATCATCGACCGGATCGTGGGTGTGCTTCGTGTCGCGTAGGTGTTTGAAAGTGCTATACAGATCCTTCTCCATACCTTTGTAAAAGGAACCGAGGTTCGCCGATGACCATCCAAACGGGTTTCGGCCGAGCTGCTGCCAGAAATAGTAGTTCATGAATGCAAAGTCGTATCCGTTGTTGTCGCTCCAGAAGATAGGACGCTTGCCGGGAATATTTTTCTGCAACCAGATTTCGAAGTTCTGCATCGCATCACGCGGATCAGGAAACTTCATGCAGTCTTCTCGAGAGAAGCCGCTAATTGCTAGGGCTTCCGGAATATAGATTTCTGAAATTGGTTTGAGTTGCGCGTAGAAAGTACGCTGTAGGCCTGCTTCAACAATGACAGCACCGAAGCAAATCATCGAGTGCATACCAGGACATGGACCATCGGACTCGACATCCACCATTACATTTTGTGACATAGTTTCTCCATTTATACTGTATTAGTGTACAGTACATATGTCGGAATGTCAACTTTACCCTACGGGAAACACAATATCGTCTACATTATCAAACAACGGTTTGTCTAAAACCGTTATGACTTCGACACGCTGATAGCCGTCCTTATCTAATCTTTTTCTTAGTGCGATGCCTAATTGAAGAGACTTAGACCAAATCTTAAACGATGTATTTTCACCTAACGGCTTAAATTTGTTCCTAACATCTGGGATTCTCTTAACCAATGTGTTAAGGACTTCCTTTGTTACCTTAGGCCTAATTCTCATCTGCTCATAGACATGGTCGTTTATCAAGACACATATTTTGCCTATGTTTCTAACTTCTGCAATACCCTCTTCCAATTGCTCAAACTCGAACAACTTCATGGGATCACATTACCTTGTACGAAACTATTCATGGGGATCTTAGGTAAGATCAGAAACTGCAAATCAATTTGGCTGCGTGGAAACGGCTGAAACAATACCTGACGAATAGTAGCAGCAGCACCATATCGAACCATGAAGCTTGCTAGCCCCAGCGTAGTTGTTTTATCAAATATGGTATAAACCAAATTACCCAAACCATTGTTCAGTGTAGTGAAGTAGTAGACATTAGGACCACCGTAGTCACCGTAAGGAATCACCGAATTTGTGTTAATCGCGTTCACTACAGCCTGAACGCTAGCGTCGAGTGCTATGGTGTTTTGTGATGTGCAGACTGCATTGGTAGGGTATGGAAATTGCATACTCTTATTTATCAGTATCCTTTGCTTTGGATATGTGCGTCCTAATTAACTTAAGGCCCATATTTACTCCAATTCCGATGTGAGCAAGGAAATACACTGCAATGGCAACCGCAACGACTACCCCGGTGATAGGAAACAGCATTGCAAAAAAGATTATCGCCACACCTACAAGATTGATAATCATACCAGTGTTAGCAGTTGCTCGTTCATATTGCAGAAGTTCTTCCCGTGATAGTCCGGTTAGATGCTTCGACAGTTCTGACATTGTTTCGTCGTCATTCGTCATACAGTGTGCCCTTTAGTGTGTAGAACTCTACCAATTCAAAAAACAAATCCGGATTGTGCAAATAGTGACATCCGATCATCTCTTCGGCAAACAGCCGTGGCAGAGTATCTATGCCCGTTGTTTCTCTTACCGCATCTATGTAGTAGTGGAAAGCATCTGTAAGTGCCAGTGGATCTTTCCTTATCTTTCTCATGTACCTATATCTATGATAGCTATCGCGCATGAATGCGTGGTACCTATAATCTTTATGTTGAAGGATAAAATCGACAACTGCAACCTGAAAATTTATAAGTTCGTTATTGAAAACTATCAAACTGTATAAAGACATATTGTCGAATATGGATTGCTCAAATATATTAAACGGAACAAATCCTATCCAGTCCCCGCGCATGTCTGAAGTCATATTCCCTGCATTGGCATTAAATAGGGGCGCTACATTAGCCATACATTCGTCCATCATCTCTTTCATGATTAGGGTTGACTCAAAGCCCCACCCAAATCCAATACGCAGTGACGAATTGTTTACTATAATTTTCTTTATTGCCTGGATATCACCGGCGCGGTGTTTCAACTCTCGCCGCCCGAGTTGGGAAGCAGCAGGTAAATCAGGATTCAGAGATACATGCTCTTGAAACCCTATAGTGCATTGATCAGTTGTTATTGTGAATCTTTCCATGGATTAGTTGCCGAATAGCCTGCGCTGTATGAATTTATATAGGCAACGATGCAGCAGGTCACAAATCCGATAACAAATACAGATACTACAGCTATTATCATTTTGGAAAGGGGAATCTAATAAACTCAACTAATTTTCCAATTGCACAAATGACGAAACCGACTTCGTAGCCGAGTCGGTAACATATTCTATAGAGCCTAGACTTCTGTCGCACTACTGAGCACACTCCAGATGAGGATTGGTACCCAGAAAATGATTGTCCACCCGAATAATAGATTGATCCAGAAGCAAGCAAATCGTCTCTTCAGTTTTCTGTTATATGCCACATAAGTGGGAATAAACATAATAACCAAGCAGAGGAGAAAAGCAATAAGATCAAGTCCCATATTATCCTTCGTATTCGTCGCGCTGTACCACATTAAACCATGTTTCGGAAAGGACAGTATCACCGAGCTTTAGCAAAACAGTTCTGCTATTGGGGTCGGTAAATCCTCCATCCTTAATTTCAATACTTAGCTCACGCAGAACATTTTGCGTGATTCTTTCCACATCATCTCTGGTCATATCGACCCTCTCTTATTTATTAGTCTCTCGCATTTGCCCAAACATCCTCTGGCATGGTATTGACAAATACAACCGGTGGTGGCTGCACAATATCAATACCCGCTTCCCTGAAGATCTTAGCAATCACTTCATCCTGCTCGGGTGTAAGTTCATTTACAAGTGCAGAAGTTTCGGTAACCGATAGCGCCGTAGAAACTGCAACGCTAACTGCCCATGGGTCGATTGGAGCAGGTACGGTATCTGCGAATGCACGCTGATGAGCCCGTTCCTTTGCCCGTTGTCTTACTTCGGAAGTTCTTTCTGCAACTTCCTTTTCCTTTCGGGTGCGGGAATTGTAAAGAGCTGCGCCCAGTGCAATCAACCCAGCCGATGCGGCAATAACAGTGAGTACAGGTTCCATGATGTGTCCTAATGTGTAATGCTTAGTATAGTGCGGCCTTGGCCAAGTGTCAACGCCCAAACATCAACCTAAATACATTTGCATCTTCGTCGGACTTAAAAATAATGCGCCCGGGAATATCAACTCCATAGACGCATATTGTTGCGGAATAATCAAATCGGAATCGCGTTATAGGAATATTGGCATTGCACCAATCTTCGATATTTCTAAAAAGGATATAAGCTTCGACCGACTCTGGATCTTTAATGATTTCGTCTAATCGTATACCCAACATATACCTCTCACACAATTGAGAGTATTTATCAATTTTATAATCCGAAGGTAAGTTTAAAGGCCATAAAATCTTCTTGCTCTTTTATGTAGAATACATAGATTCCGTCCGCTACACTCGAATTATATTCCCAATGCAACCCACACGCACCTATCCTAGAATTACACCATTCCCTATATTTAACAATATGAGTCCACTGATCCTCTAAGAACATTTTAGAGAGATGAGGTTGTACATCTACTCTGTACCATCCTCCTTGCCTCATTGATCCACCAAAAACAGAAAGGTAAACATTACCGCAGATTCAGAATCCATTACTATGGTACTAGGAAGATAATGCCCTGTATTAACCCACTCAAAATTATGAATTACTTTATTTTCGGAAAGCCATTTCCTCATAGCAGCATAACGATTATATGAACGCTTCATATCTCCGAAGAACTTTATCTTTAATCTAACAGTAGTTTCGTTCATAATCCAAACGCTAATTTAAATGCCATGGCATCACCGGCTTCGAGCAGAACGTACTCGGGTATTACCGACCAATCCGGGTTTTTAACAAAATTATGTTTTATATTTCGATCATTAAGCCAATTTTTATATTCTTTGACCTTTATGTGATCGGCATTATCGAGGCCGGACAGACGAAGACGGACTTTTGTATCTAGCAAACTTTCTCCGCAAATAATTCTGGAAATCTTAGTTTGAATGCTATAAAATCTTCTTCGTACTCGAATTCGATTGTAGCATAATATGTTTTACCGTTTAGATAGGAGATGCCATACGAGGCGCCGAATGACATAAAGATATCATGAGCATTTGCCCATGTCCAATCCTTCGCCTGTTGGTATACTTCATCACAAAGCCAGGGCTGATTCAATCTGTATGATTTCATAATAAAAATTTCATCTTGAACGCTAATGCATCCTCGCCGCGTTTAAAATATAGTATACCGTTTCCGTGATCTACATTATTAAATTCCCAATCGGAGTCTTTTATTCCTTGCTGTTTTGCCCAGGTGCGAAAATCAGTCGGGCAAAACTTAAAACTCCAACCAGCCTGCAACACAACAAAGTATTCGGTTCTCACAATCCGAACCTAAGTCTAAATAGAATTAATCCTTCCTCGGTCTCAAATACAAGAATAGGATTCATTAGATAACCAATAGGAAGCATATCCCAGTTGATATTATTTTCTTGGGTCCACGTCTGAAACTCATCTGGTTCCAGGACATTAATCCAGCCGGGTTGCAATTTGAATCTAAACCACTGAGTTATATCTTTTTCTTCTTTCATTCTAATTCAAACCTGTGCGAAAGCCGCATTAGTGTTGCAGTTTCTTCATCCTCGAGTATTACTGAATCAGGAAGAATGCCTCCGTAGACTATTTGCCCCTCGGGCCATATCAATTCAAATTTAATATTATTAAATGTTAGCCACTTGACAGCACTATTTACTTGATGGTGATATTCATCATACAGCGTATTCCACGGATAACAATATTTAGGAAAGTATATTCTCACAAACCAAATACCAGTTTGAAGGCAGTGGCATCTTCTTCCTTATCAAAACAATAAGTGGCGGAATTGCCCATAATGGGCAACATCATTTTCCATGAACCTATTTCGAGATTATCCCTGCACCATTCCCATAGCTCGGACGGTGCATCCTCAATTTTGATCTTAGTCATATTTCAAACATCAGCTTGAACAGGGTAGCAATCTCGCCTTCGAAGATCTTTACACCGCGAATATAACTATTTGGATCCTGCGGGCCAATGCGTCCGATATCCCACATGAATAGACGTCCGTATTCGCCGTGCTGTTCAAGCCATGCCCTGAATTCGGCAATGCGAGCATCCTTGTCAATTGACTCGTCACGGAAAGTAGGATAGAATGAAATGATGTCCATGGTGTGCCTTTATACGCCAAACTTTAGTTTAAAGGCCAATGCGGTCTGAGAGCAATTGGGTCCGTACAGTTGTAGGTTCATTCTGTTGCCCCAGACTCGGTTTAATGCAAACTTAGATTCATGGTTGACTTCTAACCAATCATACATTTCCTGCATTACCCACGGATCATATGTATCCATATGGTCGGTCATTTTTTCTATTCTTATTTCAATCATAACTTAAATACTAACCTGAATGCTACAGCATCTTCCGAGTCATCAAACTCGATTGCGATAAGACGGCCATTGATATATTTCCACCGCCATACATCCATATTAAGTTTAGACAACCAAATTGTTATTTTTAAGTCCACAAGCATATCATTTTTACGATGATCAATATCTACTAGTGTCATAAACCAAACCGTATCTTAAAGGCTACCACATCTTCCATGTTATCGAACTCGTATCCTACGAATGCATTATGCACAGAGTCAACAACAATACGGAAAGAGTCTTCGGGTATATTGATATACATCCACGCCACAGATTCTTGCGTGAACACTTCACCCATTTGTTCTCTTATAATCATAATGGCTTACCTACTTGAAAGCGTAGTTTAAATGCAACATAATCTTCTTCATGGCAGAATATAAGTCGGGGACCCGATAATGAATCGAGAGCAGGGAACCATTTATAATTATTGCGTGGTATGACAGTACCTACCCAGTCGGGTATTTCTTTAAACCTATGTACCGGAACCATTACTCCGCCCACATAGTATTTCATACTTCAAACCTTAGACGAAACATTAATGCTACTTCCGGATCCTTTATATGTACCCCGTGCGCAAGCAAGTCACCACGACTCCAAGTCCATGTATGAACTTCTTCACCTGCATGTTCTTCTAGCCAAGTCCTTACTTCATCGACCCATTTAGATCTCACCCAATGATCGGTGTTATGTTTATAATAAGGAGAGAAATCTATATATGTCATATTCCAAGCTTTAGTTTTAGTATTATAGCATCTTCGCTTGACAACTTAATAGAGTTGGGCCAATTGGTTCCAAGGAAAGAATCTTCGATTGCTTTATAGCAAATTCTTTCATTGCGGAGATAGGACATTACTTCCCTGTACTTAGTCATGGGAAGATCACCTATGCGTATTTCTATAAAATCCATTGTCGATACTTTAGTGTGAATGCAGTAGCATCCTCGTCGTATAAGAACCAGAGCCCGTCATAATATATACCCGGGCCCTTAGCATGGTAGTCCCTTTTGAACAACCAATCCTTATTTTCAGCAGTCATGGCATTCCTGTAACACCAACGATCCATATCAATTTGGATTGAACTACGCCGTATTATAGGCTGTTCGAATCTTAACTTTATCATCCTTCTACCTTATATACCCATTCCTGAAATACAAGCTTGAACGCTAATGCATCTTCCTCATTTAAGAATATAATTCTATCATATCCTGGATCGGAGTAGCTACCCACTCCATAAAGGAACGCCCAGGACTTTGCTAATGGCGGTTCATAAACTCTATCCATTAGCCAGCGACTCATCTCCAAATGCAAATAGGATGATTTATAAATGTTAAAAGTGAAGTGTACGATCACTTTCCGGTTCCCATTTTTCTATTTCTGTTAGCATTTCGTGTATGAACATAGCATCACCGCGCTCAATATCGTAACTAACCCTGTCAGATATTATTTTCATTTCGTACTGGTATCCACCGGAGTTAAGTCTATCATAGAACTCGATAACACTAACCATGTATCCATTAGGAAGATAGACAGCATATCTAACTTTCATAAACGATAAAGCCGTAGACTCATTATACTCCCGATTCACAAGGAATATGGGAAGTCCTTTTAAAACTCCGGCAGTGTAGTCTTCATCTAACGTCATGTTCCGAACCGTAAATTGAAAGCTAAGGCATCTTCTTCGTCCCACACAAGGAACGATGCTCTAAACGGCGCTGCCCTTTCCTTATCATACCACGTCCATTTATAGCAATTGGTATTAAGCCACTCTATGGTTTCATCATTCCAATAGCCATAAACTCTTGTTAGTTTCATAATCCAAACTTCAGTATGAATGCCATAGCATCGGCTCCATCTAAGAAGATACCTGTTTCTTTTCCTTGCATAATGCCCGGCCTAATAGGAATGTCATTCTCCATAAGCCATTCCCGCACACCGTTAGGCCATGGATGATCAGAATACGAAGATGACCAGTTAGCAGGAAATGTAACATAGATACTATTCGAATCTATGTATCTAACTAGCATCATTCTAGTAATCCAAAGAATACAAGCTTGAAGGCAAGCAAGTCTTCGCGCTGTTTAAATCTAAACTGGCAAGGAATCTTTCTGTACTTCCCATAATAGTTCCAACCATTAGAACCTATATGTTCCTTACACCATTTCTTACAAGTCTCAATTTGATCATTGGTAGGAGATTCAATCGGCCATACCAGACTCTTCCCCGACCAGATATCTTTCCCATATCCTAGCTTGCATTGTACTTTATGCTCCATGCTCATTTTAGAACTCCGGTCCCTAGGCTTGGCTCAGTGCGATAGCGCGCCGAAAGCGACAATTTCCACACTACATTATCTATACTGTTAATCATATTCATAGCCCAAACTTTAATTTAAACGCAGTAGCATCTTCGCCTCTAGAAAAAGAGAAGCATAACCAGGATTTGTTTTTATCATCATATTCCCAGCCATAATCCCATTCGGCTCTGTTTACATTCTCATCGCACCACGGCTTATATAGTTTACCTATCTTCTCACTACCGCGTTGCCCGCCAAGGTATGTCCAAACCCTAATCATGTACCAAACCTTAAATTAAACGCAAGTGCATCTTGTTCATCCCATACCAGAAATGTTGCTCTAAAAGGCGCAGCTCTTTCCTTATCATACCAGATCCATTTACAATTATCATTAAGCCACTTTATGGTTTCATCATTCCAGTAACCGTAAACCTTTGTTAATTTCATAAGCCAAACTTTAGTTTCAAAGCTAATCTATCTTCCGGATTAATAATCACATATTCGATATCGTGCGGATCTTCCCAATCATATCTAAACTTTATTGCATTCGCAGCAAGCCAGTCCTTAATCTCTTCAGTAACATAATGCCTGCCGGGTTGTCCCACAGGATTTAATAGACGACAAGAGTATTCATTATCGTCTTCATCCATTTGTCTTTTCTTCTGCCACAACATTATACGCCACACGCCAATCTAAAGGCTAGCAAGTCTTCTTCCTTTTTAAAGTAAAGAAACTCATTTACAATGCAAGTCTTTTCTTTACTTCCCCATTTATAATCATCATCGACTTCGAGATTCTCATCTAGCCATATCAGACATTTTAAATGTATCTGGCTCATGTCAGCATACTTTCCCCGGCTCCTAACTACAGCTATAAAAGCATTGTTATAAGGAAACTTTATATTCATAATCCAAACTTTAATCTAAAAGCTACTGCATCCTGCTCGTTAAGCTTTACTCCGATAACAAGCATCCTATCATCCATAACTGTAAACTTAGCATCCTTTGCATTTGCTTTTATCCAGTTATACATCTGTGCCCTAATAGTCGCATTATGCTTAGTAGAGAATTCAAACTCAACCATATGCAAACTTTAGCCTAAACGCTACTGCATCTTCATCAGTAAGCTTTACCCCTACTGTAACCATTTTACTAGGTAGAGTTATAAACTCATATCCATCCGCATATGTTAATACCCAGATTATCATATTTCTTTTTCTAACTTTGTTTATTTGCGGAAGTGTAATAGTAATCATATCCCAAACCTTAGTCTAAAGTAGATAGCAAGTTCTTCATCTTCAAACAAGATATGGTCAGCAGGATCACCCAACTGTGCATGTTCCTTAACCCAAGCACATATTTCTTTTTCTAATGCTCCAGACACATCCATTGGGAATTTTACTTTAATCATAACCCAAACCTTAACTTAAACGCAGTCGCATCTTCTTCAACAGTAAACATAAACCTGTAATATCCGGCATGTTTAAGACATAGCCAATGTAGAATACTTTCTACATTTGTATAACACCAGTCCTCGAGTTCTTCAAAGGGATATAAGCCTATTTCAATAGCTACTAAGATCATAACCCAAATCTCAATCTAAACTCTAAGGCATCATAACTGTGTGTAAACCAAATCTCCCCGAGCGTAGTTCCAGGGAAATGGTGCTCAACAGTTTTAAGCCAAGCTAAGATTTCATCAACTTCCCGTAAGGTAACAAGTCGACTATCAAGCTTGAGTTTAGTCATAGTCGAATCCCCACTTGAGTCTGAATGCTGCAATATCTTCCTCACAGTTAGTAAAGAGCATCCAATCACCCTGCCCAATTAAGTGCGGATCTTCTACATACTCTATATGTGCATTGAGCGGCCCAAATGAAGCAGCAACCCATTCATCAACATCCATGAAGCGATCAGCATGAACGGATGCATTAATTTTACGCTTGAGTACTCTTGTAATGGGAGTCTTGTACTTGAAGTTCTTCACGCTACACTCACTGTTACAATACTGTGCGGATGAATGCCCCAGGCGAGCCTAAAGGCTAGAAGGTCTTCTGCATGTGTAAAGGAAATATAGGTAGCCATATG